CCTTAATAATCCTGTGTTACCCTAACCAGGATAGAACAATTGCCAGTGACCACCAGGGGTGGCACACATCGCCAGGATGGATGTTAGGCCTCGCGATTGGAAACCTAATCACTGAATGATAGCTTGATAAGCAGCTACAATACCAGTTACTGGTTTAGCAAAGGTACTACCACTGGGGAAATAAACTCCAACAGTAGTATCTACTGGTGTTCCAATCACAAAGGATGTCGCTTCGCCTTCCTCACTAACGCCGTCTATCGATTGATAGAGTACATTGAGATTATCAAGTGTACAGGCTTGTTTGGAAGTGCCAGCAGTATCCCAAGTAATTGAGATCACCATAGGTTGAGTAACGTCAACGTTACTTATAAAGCAGTATCTGGTGGGAGCATCAAACTCGACGCCCAGACCCTCTTCTTTCTTTTCATAAATACTGTTTGAAACAAGTTTCATAGAACAGTATTTATAGATAAGAGTAGAAGGCCCAGGCAAACTTAGTTTGGGTTCTTATCAAGAAGCTCAACGTCGTATTCTACACAGAGATATCCTGTTAGATAACCTGTAGTATTAATTCCTTCGGTACTGATTAAGAAGTTACCTAAGTTATAGGTCTTCAAGTCGGCACCAGATGGTATGGTACTGTGGTTATCTAATGTAAATAACCATTGACTGTTTCCTGGTCTATTGACTGGAACACTAAGTTCTTCTTGCTTCCATGGGGCAAATGTACTAAACTTAGCTAAGTTTGTCATTTGTGTACCATTAGCAGGTGAAGAATCTAAGGTGTCGAAGTCAACTGCCATGGTAACGTTTCCGGCAATACTAGTTGGCGAGTTATTTATAAAGAAAAATCTCAATTTATGAAATTTGTATTTATCAAATAACTTTGCGATACTAGAAAGCCAAGGAAAAGTTACGGAATCGGCCGATACCTTCGAACACCAATGCAGTACAACGAATGTCAACACCATCAGTGGCACCACTATAGTCTCCAGACACCCATGAATTGAATTTGATTCCATGTTTGGTCTCAAACTCTTCACGGGTATGGATGAGATCATTAAGGTCTTCATCCATCAATGGACGACTT